CTATTCCACGCTATCGGCTTCGTTAATCATAACGCTACCAACACCGCCCACGCTTTCGCTAACACCGCCCACGCTATCGCTACCATTAGCTAACGCTAATAAATCGCTCATGTTCATTTGCGCTAAATTAGTGTTTTGATGGCTTTCTATAACCTGGATTTGATCTTTGCCAAACAAGCTAACGCCCGCATCAATGAAAAGTTTAGAAACCTTTTCAGCCGCTACGATAATGTTAGCGCTATCCTTTTCGTTATTAGTCAAGCTTGATCGCTTAATCATTTTGATAAGCTCGCCTCTAGCCACCACCGCGCAAAATAAGATCTGTTTTTTGATATAAGCGGTGTTCATCGCTTTTAATAATAGTTCGTCGCTCGTGGTTTCGGTGATCGCTTCTAAAACGATCGGATCTAAATTCAAGTGATCTAAGCTTTGTTTTAATACTTCTTTAACTTCTTCTTTTTTGGTGTCTAGAAACAAATCCATGTTTTTTTCGGTCAATTTATCGCCTAGAATTTCTTTAATCTCTTTTTCTTCTAAGTCCTTCGTGATCTTTCTTTTCATCCAGGCTTGGCGTGTTTTGATATACCTTAAATAATTCTCATTCATTTTGTATTTTTTCGCTAGTTCTCTTATACTCATCCCTAGCGTTTCATACATCGCTCTTATTTCATTGAAAATTTTCCTACTCGTCCATTCGCCTTGATTAGCCCACTTGTTAAGCGTTTGTCGGCTTATGTTGAATTTAGCGGCGATCTCGCCTTGAGTGGCTAAAGTGTCTTCATAAGCTTCTCTAACCGCTCGCTTTAAATCTATCTGTGAAAGGGTTTCGTTTTCTTTTTTTTCTTCTTCCATTATTGGCTTTCTTTCCTTAAGCTTTGGTATTTTTTGAGATCAATTTTTCCGCCTGTCTCGTTGATGTAATCGGCTTTGTCTTGGTATTCTTTGATTTTAGCTAACATCAAAGGAGAAACGTTACCGCCCAAACTCTCTAACATTTGCATGTTTTTCTTCAACGAGTTCAATAGCACTTCTTGCGTTTGCGCGATTCTTGCGGTGTTTTCTTCCTTGCTTCTTGCGCCCCATGCGGTCATCTCTTCGGCTTGATCTCTTAATTTCTGCGTTACTTGCCCGCCTTGCGCCATCGTTTTAGCGACTCTGTTAGCGTAGCTAATCCTAGCGTTGTCGGTTTTGGCTAAATCGTAATCAACGCCTTTTAACCCTCTTGTCTTGTGGTTGATCCATAGCTTAATCTGATTGATTAGCCCGCTATGTTCTTGCGCTTTTTGGGTGAGATCATTTCCTAAATCCAAAGCCTTAATATCATCAAAAATATCCTGTGTGGCTTTGTTAATGCTCGCTAACCTGGTTTTATTCTCGGTTTTTAGGTTCAAGTTACCGTTTAGATTGACGTTTAGATCCATTCCTAAGAACTTTTTAGCCATGTAGTAGTCAAACGCCGTAATGCTTCTATTTTTGATCTTGTTATCCAAATAAGCGATCCCCGTAGAGAGATAAGACGGCTCAGCTTCTAAATCTTTCACGCTTTCATTAGCTAAATTTTCTAAATTGTGATTAGTTTCTAACTTTTCTAATCCTTGATGATTTTCGCTTTCGTTCGCTTTTTGTTGGGATTGTTTGAGCGGTTTATATAAGCTGTTTAGTTGTTCTTCAAAAATTTCGCTTTGCGTTTTTTCGTTGGTCATTCTTTCATCCTTTCTTTTAGATCACTTTGAAAATGTATTTTTTAAACGCTTCATCGTCTAGCTTGCCTTCTTGTATCAATTCCTTACGCTTCAAACTATAAGCGATCTCATTTTCTATTTTGAGCTTATTATTAATAATCTCGGCTTCCAACATTACAGCGTTTTGCAATAATTGCACCTTGTGGCTTTCTAGCGTAACCTGCAAGTAGCATAACGCTTTTAATTCCGCTAATTTTAACGCTTTGAGTTTCTCGGCTTCATTCAAGGCGTTTTCAATGGCTTCCTTAATAAAATTCTTTAAAACCTCGCTTTCAAGCTCTTTTAAAAACATTTCTTTCAAATTCTCGTTAATCACGCTAAAAAACGCTTTAGGTTGTGATGCTAAAAAACTAAAATCTAAATTCTTGATCACGCTTTCAGTGATAGCGTTTAATTTAGTTTCTAAAATCCCTAAAATCTTGCTGGTTAAGGCGTTTGTCGTTTCGCTCGTGGTTTCGGTTATGATTTCGTTTTTAACCTGTTGCAGTTGGCTTTTTAGTTCTCTATCTTTCAAAATATCTTCAAGCGTGGTTTTAATCTCGTTTTTCACTTCAAGCTTCACGGCGTTTGTGATCGCTTGCTTGTCAAATTGTCTTAATAATTCGTTGTGTATTTCCTCGGTTAGCGCTTCTTTATTGACTAATTCCTTAACCTTGTTTTTTACCATTGAAGGCATTTCCACTAATTCGCCGTTTAGATAGCCTTTAAAAGTGTTTTTTAGGCTTTCTAAATTTTCATTAGCCTTTTCTTTGACTAACTCGCTTAATTCGTTCCTCGCTAACGCTAGCACTTCATTATTTTTTTTGTTTGAGCGTTTCGCTTTCGTTAATGAGTTCTTGGATTTTATTATAGAGCTTCATTTTTTTCACTCCTTGCTATCTTTAGCAAGCATTCTATAAAAAACTTAAAAAACTTTTAAGGGTTATGTTTTTTAAAGGCGTTAATTAGGGCTTCAAGGCTTTCTAACTTCGCCTCGCATGTGTTATCTTTGATAACGATTTTATGGTATTTGTCTTTTATTTTAGTTGTTTCTAAAAGCTTGTTAGCCTTGTATTGTTGGCTTTCTAATTCTAACTTTTGGATAACTTCGTTCTGTTTGATCAGATGCGCTTCGTTGTGGCTTAGCCTTTCGTTTGTTAACGCTAATTTAGTTTTTAGATTAGCGCTTAACCCTAGCAAAATAACGATGATAAGATAAGGCATAACGCCTTTAAAAGCCCTAAAAATCAAGCCATAAGGCATTATCTAAAGTCTAAACATGGGATCAGCGTAAATCGCCTTAAACTCTTCCTTAGTTATCGTTTTAGGCTTTGGTGCGCCTTGCGTGTTTAATGCGTTTGATCTTGGCATTGTTGGCGTTTTCATAGCGTTATTATTACCCACGCTCACGCTCGCTTTAGCACTTAGGTTGGCCGCTTCCAATAGCCAGTCTTGTTGTTGTTTATTAAACCGGTTTTCTTGCGCTAAAGCTTGCGTTTTGAGATCGTTTAGTCGTTTGTTTTGCTTGTGCATTTCTTCGTTCATGGCATGTTGTCTTTTAGCAAAATCCATGCTTTGTTCGGCTTGTCTTTTTTGCAAGTCAAAGGCTTCGGCTTGTTTCTTATCATTTGCTAAATCTCGCATTCTTTGATACTTCAAGGCTTCTTCTCTTATCTTAGCGTTATCAAAAAGGCTTCCTGCGTTCGCTATCGTGTTCGCAAAATGGCCCATGCTTTCATTAAGCAACAAATTAGCGTATCGTTGGTTATTCAACGCTTGATTAAAACTATCAAGTGCGCCTCTGCCTGCGGTGATGCTTTCAAAATATGCCATTAGTTGGTCCTTTCTTTGAGTTTGTTTGCTATCACGCTTACGGTGATGTTTTTAGCTAAACTGGTTTTAGCGTTGCTCGCTTTAAAGGTGATTGTGTGTTTTCCTACCTTATCGCTCCTAAACAAAAACACGCTACCGCTCGCTAATAGTTCGTTAGCTTCATTATAAAAGCCTTCATTAGCATTCGCTAAAGTGCTAAAGCCCCATAACTTGATCGGCGCGTCTTTTAAAACTTCTAGCTTGTCGCTAAAAACCTGTATGGAATTGACCTCGCTTTGTTGGTTCAACTTCTCTAATTCCTTGCCCAACTCGTTTAATAATGTTTTGAGTTCGTTCGTTTGTTCTTTTCCTTGCACGCTCACGCTCCCATTGTTTAAGGTGATTTGATTGTATTCACTGCCGATCTGGCTGATGATTTTAAACGCTGCTTCAAAATTTGCCGGCGTGATCCCATTAGCCGCATTCGCTTGCACTTGCAACAAGCTCACTAAAGCGTTCGCGCGGTTGATCATGGCGTTATCTTTTAGGCTTTTTAGCATCGCTTGGCATTGGATAAGCTTGTTTAAGGTGTCTGCTTTGGCGCTCTGTAAGTTCGCTTGCATCCCTAAAAAGTCTATTTGCATTTTAGCCCTTAACTGTTCGCTTTGCAAATCTTGCGCTTGTTCGTTTAAAGCTAACTGCTCGCTTTGTAAGGCTGCTTGCATGCTCGTGGTGTTGAGTTCTTTGTTGTTGAAATTTTGCTTTTGTAAGGCTTCTTTAAATAATACAAAATTCCTTATAAATCGGGTTGTATCCATTTTTCACGCCTTATCAATCACTTTTAATAAAAAATTCTTAACGCCCTTGTCTTTGACGAAATCAAAAAACTTTTTTACCGCTTCACTGCTTTTATAAATCATCTCTTCATCGTGTTGCATCCCTAACAAAACACACCCTAAAGTGTCATGCGCGCTGTTTCCTACATGAATTAAAATTTTTCGGTTTTTGAAATCCTTGTTATTGGGATCTACGAGTTGTAACACTTCATGGCGTTTGTTATCGCATTTTTTGTTTTGGTATTCTTTAGGCACCGTGCAACTCGTATCGCTCCATGCTAATTCGTAATCCCTCGCTACGATCGGCTTATCTAAATTCGGCGTGTCTGTGGGTTCTCCGCTGTTTTCTAAGGAAAAGCAACTAAAAAGCGCGTCTTTTTTTTTATAGTGTTTTATGATCGCTTGATCGCTTAAGCCTTGATCGTGCGTGCTTTCAAACACTCTAAAGCTCCCTAACATGCCGCTTTCTTTCTTGTCTTTCCTTACGAGCGGCCTTAAATCGTGTTTTCTTTCTAATAGGACTAAATACATTAACTTCCTTTGTTTCTTGGTATTTAATCTAAATCAAAGCGTGGTTTTAAGGGTTATGTTTGGTGCAAAACTTCAGATCGTTTTCTAGCGTTTCGGTATAAATCAATAACGCGCGCAAATACTCTAAAGTTTCTAAATGCTCGCTTGGGCGTGTGGGCATTTCAATATCGCATTTTATAGGCACTTTCACCTCGTGATAGATTACCTTTTTAGCGCATGCGCTAAAGATTGCGCTAACACCAAACGCTAAAAATAAAAGCTTCAAAGTAAAAAACTTATGAAAGGATTTCATAAACTAACGCTTGAGAATGTTTATAAAATACCCGGTCGTTATTATATTCTGTCGGAATGCTTTTCGTGGTTGCATTAGCAAAACGCGCGTTATTCAAAAAGCTCGTTTCAAAACCGCTCGTGTTAGAGGTATAATTCACATTCACCCATAAATCTTTATGCTTTCGTGCAAATAACGCTATTTTATAGTCGGCTTCCTCGCTTGGCGTTTTGAAAAGACTATCCACTAAATAAACGCTTACGATTTTATTACCTACCAAATTAACGGTTTTATTTTGATAAAAGCTATTGATGATCGGATAGACCTTATCGTTCACTTTCAAGCATAATACCATTTCGCCCATGCTTTCGCTATAAATCCCGTTTGTGCTTAATTCATAAGGCATGCTAAATCGCACGTTATAGCTTTTATTATTTTTTAGCGTGATACTAGCAAATTCAAAAAGTTCCCTAAATTCATCGCTTTCGTTTTTGAAAAAACTTTGACGCCCATAAACATAAATTCCTACAAACTTCATATTAACGCCTTGCATTCTTGGCGTGTTTAGTAGCGTTTCGGTGGCTGTTTTCAACTTTTCTAATTCTAACGCTAGAGTATTTTTAGCGTGAGTGAGTTCGGTTATAAGGTTTTCTTTTAGCGTGTTTCCTGCTTCGTTTAGCTTTTGTATTTCGCTCGTGGTTGCTTTTGATAATTCCAAATTAAGCCGTTGTTCTAATTCTTGCCTTTTAGCTTCTGTTTGGGTTACTAAAGCGTCAATTTTAGCCTTTAGTTCCTGTTCGCTGTTTTCATAGCCCGCTAACTTGCTTTTAATGGTTTGTATTGTTTCTATGATTTTTATATCGTGTTCGCTAAAGTTATCTAAAATCTCTAACTGGTCTAAAACCTTAGAAATGCGATAAATCCCCTCTAAACTGCTATAAACCTGCTCTTTGAAATTGCCGTTATTCAAGGCATTTTCTAAAAAATTTAAATCCATATCACAACCTCTTTTTTAAACTATCTAACGCTAAAGCGCTCACGCTCTCCGCTCCCAAATAACCCACGCCTCCACTAATCGCTACGCACAAGCTTTGAGGCAATTGAAAAAAATAATCCGTGATTTCGTAGCTTATCCATGTAATTAACATGCTACTCCCCACGCCTTGAATAAAATACATCGCTTTCTCCATCCTATTCTTAAAAACCTCGTTCCTTATGCTTCTAAACACACACAAAACGCCCACAATCAAGCCGATCAATCCCACCAAAATATACGGCATGAGTTTAGAGATTTCAAACCCTAAAATTAAATAATGTTGCATCACCTAGTCTTATTCTTGAATATTTTGATTTCAGGCTTTTCTAACTGCATGCCTTCTAAATGCTCGTTCAATAGTTTGGCGATCGTTTCTAACGCTTCTAAATTTTGCTTAACTTGCATTTCAAGCTTTTCGGTTTTGTTCATGTCTTCAATGATCAAAAACAATTCTAAAATATTCAAACCACAAAACAAAAACAGCAATCCAGGAATAATTTTAATGATTTTTTCTTGCATGCGTTATCCTTTTCACGCTAAAGAATTAAGGTAAATAAATTCCATTTGTTCTAAAAAATCATCATCGCTTTGTTTCTTGCTTTTAACTTTTGCGATGAAATCCCTATAACCTCTATTTTTTAAAAGCCTTTCATCGTTTCTTTTTTTAAACGCTAAACGCTTTTTTTTAATGTTGCTAATGTTCTTAATATTTTTAAAATGTTTAATATGATTTATATTTTTCATTTCTTAACCTTTCATTTTCCCTTATTTAATCACAATCAAGCGCGTATTTTAAGGGTTAGGTTGCGCTCAAATCCTCCATGTCGGTTTAGCGTATCGTCTTGGGTTATAGGTTTCTTTGATTTCTCGCTTTATGGGCGCTTTCACGCTCTCATGCGTTATCGCGCTCGCTAAAGCGTCTATACAATCGTCTTTTTTGAATGGCTTGTCCGGATTGAAGCTAAAAAGCTCTTTTTCTATCTGTTCGGTGTTGTTAGCTGAATGGCTAAATGCTAAAAAGCCCGTATTGTAAAAAGGCCTTATCGCTTTGATTTTATCCACTTTAGAAATCTTTCTGCTTGGCGTGTAGCATATAATTTCATCGTTTAATAATTCTTTATTATTTTCTTTGGCTTGTTGGTTGTGTCTGGCTAATGCCACTAAAAGCAAACGATACAGCACTAAACCTCCGCCGTCGCTCTCAATGTAGGTTTTAGCGTCCTTGTATTTTTCTTTAGCCGCTAAAACATGCTTAATCGTATCTTCTTCGCTCCAAATCCCAAAAGAACAATCTAAAACGATATACCTAACGCTTTCATTGTAATTTTCCACTCCCACTACAACGATCGCTCTGTTATCGGCGTTCTGGCTCAAGCTTAAGGCGTTATCTACAAAAATATAAGTGTTCATCTCTCCTAATTCGTGCGTGAAAACTTTCTTTAGATACCCCGGATCAAAATACCCACCACTGCTAACGACTGGATCTTGTTGGTATTGAGCGCTAAATTCATCGTTGCCCATTTGCAACCTTAAGGCTTCTAATTGATCCTTATTGTGTTTAGCTTCAAATAACGGCGTATTTTTCTCTCTGGTGTGTTCAAAATCCTTTACTCGGTAAAATTCTTTGTTTTCGTTCAAGGCTTTAAGTTGTATGATTTTCCACTTTTGGATCGTCTCCGTATCAAACTCCCGCTCGCTCTGTAAAAATCCGCATAGATCATTACTCCCTAAGCGTTGCATTAAGATCGTTATGTTAGATCGGGTGTCTTGCAAGCGTGAAATAACGCTCTCTTTGAAATTCATATTAACGTTATTGACTTCTTTTTTAGAGTTCATGTCGCTCACTTTGATCGGATCATCGATCAGTATCTGGTTAGCGTGGAATCCGGTAAGCGCGCTTTTTAGCGTGGTTACAAACAAACCTCCGCCCTCTCGTAGAATAAACTCCCTTGAGTTGTTTTGCAAAAATTCTAAAGGCTCATCAAAAAAAATACTTTTGAAAAAAAAGCTATCCATCAAATCCCTCACCTGGTTGGCGATCTTTCTGCATAATTCATCGCTGTAAGAGATATAAAAAATTTTCTTTGTTCGGTCTTTCCCTAAACTCCACGCTATGAAGCATCTTGCGATAATCTCGGTTTTCCCATAGCTTGGAGGCATGTTCAAGATCAAACGCCTTATTAATTCGTCTTTTTGGCATGTGTTAGGTTGTGTGCATTCTAAAATCTTGCATAAATATTTGATGTGCCAGTTATCCAAAAACGGCTTATTTTCGTATCGTTCCCACTTCAGGCGCAAGAATGCATAAAAATCACGCCTCGCTAATTCTCTTAACGCTAATTCTTTTAAGGCTCTTTGCTTATCCATTCACGCACGCTCCTAGAGAAAAACAAACCGCTACAATAAAGCTAATCCCTAACGCTAACACTAAAACGCTTATTCCTAGCATTTCTAAAATCCTGTTTAGCATTTTCTAGCCTTTCAATAGTCTAAATTCTGCGCGCTCGGGTATTTGCGCCATGTCGTTTTATCGCTCGTTTTTAGCTTCTTATTGGGCTTGTTTTCGGGCGTTTTAGCGTTATTATCGTTTTTAGCGCTTTCTTGTTGCATTTCGCTAATCGCTACCGCTTGGTTAATTTTCTCGCTTTCGTTCGTGGTTTGACTTAACGCTCCCTGTTCGGTGTATTTGTGCGCTTTAGCTTGTAATTCCAAAATCTCAGCTTGTAATTTTTGGATTTGCAAGGCTTGGATTTGCTCGTTATAAGGCGCGTTCGCTTGGGCGTTTTGCTCTTGTAAGGCGTTAGCGTTTTGTATCGCTTCTAAAACGTCGTTAGTGATTGGGCTGTCCATGTCGTTTAGCATCAATGGCACTAAATTAGGCACTAGATCCGGTCTTATGGGCGCTAAAATCTTTAAGAGTTCGTTCCAGTTATACCATTTTTCATCTCGGCTTTCGGTCTTTAGTTGGGATTTCAAAATCAGATCAAATTTAAGCGGTCTTATCTTGTTATCCTCGCTAGAATTGATTTTAAAATACCGATCGCCTACCTTCCTATCTACGATCTTAAAAACCTGTTCTTTAGTGAAATACTCACAAATAAAGCTAACCGCTAGCTTAAAAATCAAGCGATCCATTTCATCCGTCGCTTTCAAAAAGGTTTGTAAGCCCATTAGCCCGCTTTCTTTTCTTTGCGCGATCGCAACCCCACTCTGCCTATTCACTGCCATGCCTAAGCTTTCATCATTCAGTCCCGCTAATAGCCTTAATAGTTGGCGTTTTTGTTCGGCTTTTTGGCTTAAAGCGCTCAAATCCGCTTGGTTATTCATGAATTGGATCTTATGATCTTTTAATGCGTTCGGTCGAACCTTAGCGATCGCGTTGTCTAAGCTCATGGTTTCTACAAATTCCGCTACATCCACCACAGCGTCCTCTTCAAACATCGCTTTAAAGCTTCCCATCATATTACCCATGCGGTTTTCAGCGTAGTTAATGAAATCTTGCATGGGCTTAATATCCCTAAACAAGCCATAGTAATTGTTCAGTTCGTCCGTGTATAGCTTAGACACAATGAAAGGGCATGCGCCGTTCTTAAAAGGTTTTAGCTCGCTTTTATATATCCCAGCGCTCCGACTCCATAAATACCTATTCCACTCAAAGCTTTGCGAATTTTGGTTATATTCCTTATACCAGCTTTCAATCACGCTCGCTATTCTTTCGTGATTCACGCTGGAATAATTCACCATCACGCTATCGCCAAACAATAATAAAGCTTCTTGCTCCGTGATTTCTAGCATCTTATGAAAACGCCTCGCGTCTAGGGCGTTCTTATCGGTAGAAAAATAATCAATCACAAAGCTTTCAGGTTTTAAGGCTTTAATGTCAATTTCTACGTTTTTTTCCTTATCTTCATTCACCCACAATTGGATAACCCCTAACCCGCCGATTAAAAGGTTCTTATCTCGTTCTATCATCGCTTTATCATAGTTTTCTTGTTGGATAAAAACCTGTAAAAGGCTATTGAGTAAATCGCTTAAGGCTCTGTCTTCTTCTTGTTTAGGGCTTAATCGTATCTCGCTAATGCTCTCTATCTTATAACCTAAAATCTTATTCACGATCACTTTGAACATGTTTTCTACGATCGGCGTTTGCCCACGATCTAAAATGATGTTTAGCACGTCTTGCGGGAGTTGGTTGCCGTTGTAGTATTTCTTGGCTTCTAAAAATTCAGCGTTAGCGATTAAAGCCTTTTGATAGTCGTTAGAAAAGTCGTTCTGTAAGGTGGTGAAGTCCATTGAGTTGCCTTGTTCTTTTTACTTATTTAAGCAAAATCAAGGCGTGGTTTTAAGGGTTATGTTCCGCTCAAAACCTTGTCATGATGTCCGCGTTATTTTTAGCGATGTTATCAATCGCTTCCCGGTTGTTAATGCGTTCCTGTTCTCTGGCGTTATAGCGTTGTTTTTCTAATTCAAACTGCTCTTTTGCCATTCTCGCGCTTTCTTTAGCGTTCTTGTTTTGCTCGCTAAAGTTGATCGCTCCCACGATCAAGCTCCCTAACCCGCCGATCGCTCCTCCTAACATCCCTAAACCCCCATAACCTCCCACGTTCTCCATGAAGTTAGAAAATTTAGAGGCTTTAGGCGTTTCTACGGGCCTATAATGATTCACAAAATCGCTGTAACTCGTTTTAGAATAGTTCAACAAGCCGAAGTTTTTAGGCATGCTCTCTCGTGTTAGCGCTTGCGTATTATTAGCGTTTTCAGGTTTAAAATAGTTCGGATCGTTTAAAGGGTTCTTAAAAAACATTTTTTAACCTTTCTTAAAGTTCTTAACATTTTTAAACATTTCAAAACATTTTTAAACATTTCAAAAATGCTTAAATTATTTAATACTCTACTTCAATCACGCTAGGCAAAAAATACAACACTCTTAAGACGCCTTTAACGTCGTTACCGTTAGCGCTTTTGACTTCTGCTACTACGACCTTATTACTCGTAGCCGTGTAATCTTTCGCGCTCGTGGCGTTTTTATTGTTGGTGGTGTTAATGTTTTCTAAAGTCAAAAAATAGTTTTTGGCGGTTTCATCTTTAAATCCCACGCTCACCGTTCCAGCCGTAGGAGAACCTAGTACCTCTAAACTCACCTTAACCACTTCAGCGCCACTTGGCAAAGCCACTAAATCATAAACGCCGTTTTTGAATTCAAATTCCGCTTTTGCTAGATAGCTCACGCTATGGACTTTTTGTTTCATTTTCTTTTTTCCTTTCTTACTCCATGTTAGACACTAAACCGATCACGGCAAAATCTTGGTTATCATAAGGCGTTACTACCCCGTCCGTGCTTTGGTACTTGGCTTTAGACACGCCCAAAAGACAATCCACGCCGACTAAAGACTTCCTGCCTGCGTCCACGGTTTCATCAATATAAAACCTCGTTTCTTTAGATCCCGCTAATAACACCGCGCTAGCGCCGATCAAGCAACCGATCGAGATCTCTTTGTTTTCAGTATTTTGTTTTTTAGAGGATTTAAGCTGTTCTTTGAGTTGGCTCGGCGTTACAATGTTATTAACGTTGGCTTTATTCACATAGCGTGAAAAATCGCTATCGCTCACGGTAGAATTAGGCATGCCCACATTAAGCTTATTCCACACGCCCGCATCAATCACCGGGCAATTGTCAATCACGCCCAAAAGCCCGCTATACAGCATGCCTTTATCTTCGCCTGCAAAAGCATAAAGCTTGCGTAATTCTTTAAACTCGCTATCCGCTTTAAGTTGGTTCGCCTGGTAGCTATCTAAAAAGATAATGTAGCTGGTGTTTTGCACGATCACATTACCCACGCTTTGCATGCTCGCTCTAACGGGTTTAATCGGGAAGGCTTTAGCGTTGTTTTCTTTTAAGCCATTTCTAGCGTGAAAAATCGCTTTTCTAATCGTGGCTACATTCATCGTTTGGTTGTAAATATAGTTTGTGAAATCGTTAGTCAAGCTCGCAACGATCCTTTTATCCCGTTCTTCATTCATCCATGTGGTCAAGCTGTCCACGCTCTCCTTAATGAAATCAATGCGTTCTAATTCGCTGTAAGCTTTGATTTTAGATCTTAAGGAATTACCAAAAGCGTCCGGATAGATCGTTTGGCTTAAGATCTCTAAATTGTCGTAATTCGCTTCAAAATCCGTGTTACCGCTAACACCGCTACCGGTTAACTGCGCTTTAATGCGTGGGCGAAATGGTTGTTGGTTAGCCACGCTAAAAAGTCTAACCCCACGATCCGCGCCTGTGCCCGTGATGCTAAAAAATGGGCTTTTTACCCAGCTTGCATTTTGGATTTCCCTACCGACTTCTATTCCTAAATTAGGGTTATTAGAAATGTTGTTGAAATTGATGTTATTGAGTTTTTCTAACATGATTAATCCTTAGTATCTTGTCATGATGTTTTCATTGTTAGCGTATCCTACACCGCTAACGCCGTTACCTAACGCTTCTTTAGGGAGGTTGTTTTTTTCTTCTTCTTTCTGTCCTTCTTCAGGCTTAGAATTAAGCGCGTTGAAATAATCTAAAACCGCTTCAAAAAACGCCTCGCCTTCTAACTTGTCAATTTGCTTTTTAATGCGGTTAGGGATTTCTTCGTTATAAAATTCTAAAAGCTCGTTCAAGTCAATTTCCGGGTGTTTTTTTAGAAACGCTTCTTTGTCTTTTTCAATCTCTTCAGCGTCCTTGTCTCTTTGGATTTCATCGCTTAGATCCATTGCTCTGCCCACTTTGTCCGTTAGCTTTTCTCTTAGATAGTTGTTTTGTTCCGTGAAAACAAACCGGTAAAACTCCGGCTTGTTGCTAAAAAACAGATCTTCCACTTTCTCATTAGTCTTATCCACCATGCGCTTAATGAAATCCTGTTCCAAACTCGCTTCCGCTTGCGCGATCTCTCGTTTTAAGGTTTCAAGCTCAATTTCTTTTTCTTTGATGCCCATGCTTATCCTTTCTTATTTGATGATCAAACTTTAACAAAAAGCTAGAACAATTTTAAGGGTTATGTTTTTCAAAAAAGATAACCCTATTTTTGTTTTTTTCTTTTGGCTAATATTCTCTCGCTATTAGGATTTCTGTCGTTCCTAATAGCGGTTTCTTTTCTAGGTTTTAGTTTGAATGCGTTAGCATTTGAAAAATACTTCTTAATCCTCTTGAATGGGCTTGGTTCAAGAGGGATCTCCTAAACCCTTACCACTTTGCTAAAATGGATGTTTTTAGAATACATCAGGCTTAAATAGTTCGTTAGGTTGTCTTTAGCTAATTTCAATAATTGCTTATAGTTCGCTAAAACGCTAAAATTAGCTTCATGGTTAGGGATTTCTAAAAGACTGCATAAAACGCTATACACTAAAACGTCAAGGCATATTTTAGGCAATTTCACGCTATCTAAAACATTATTCACCTCTTCATAAGTATAATACACCACTTCAAGCTCTCCACTTCTAAACGGCGTTACACTTAGCTTATCGCTCAAAATCAATAATTCTAATTCTCCGCTATCTTTTTCTATGCTGTTACGGTTTTCTATTTCTTTTTTATCTAACTTCACGCTTTCTATCCCTAAAAGGTTGTTAATCGTCAAAAAGCGTTCTTCTTCGGTTATTAAGGCTCTGGTGATCGTTTTGTTTAATTTGAACTCCAAGCAAATTTTTAAAAGCGCTTGATTGATATTTTCCACTAGCACGCTGTCTAAAATTTCAAAATTTCCCACTTCGTTATCGTTCAAGCGTTCTCGCACTTTGGCTACAATTTCGCTAACTTCTATCATTTTAAAATCCTTTCTATCAATTGCTTTTCTTTTTCTGCAAAAAACTTCGGCTTAAGATAATAAACGCCTTTAATAATATTCTTTTCATACACTGCTAAAAAATCCGTTAATAAAGCCTTTTGTGGCTTGTTTTCTGGCTCTTTAGCGTTTAATAGGTAGTTTTCTATGGTTTCAATTAAAAGCGCGTTAAAATTGAGATTTTTAGGATAATCTCTATAATCCAAATCTCCCACGCCTTCACACACTCCAAAAAAAGCGTTATTGAATTTAAAAAGGTTTTTTTGCGTGAAAGGTAGTTTTAGCTTTTCATTGGCTTGTATTTCTTGCTTATGTATCAAAACGCCTCTATAATCAAACGCTTCTAAAACACCGCTCACATCAAATACCACGAATCGCATTATTTCAAGCCTTTCACTTTAGCGAACAAACGCACGGCGTAGTAAATCAAAACCGCTTTAAATACAGAAAACGCTTTCACTTCTAGCATGCTTTCCAAAAACAGATCGTCGCATTCCTTTCGGGTATGGATTAGAAAGTCTTGCGGTCTAGGCGCAACCCCATTCAAAACGTCGCACATGTAGTCATGCAAGATCGCGCATTTCAAACCGCTCCCATAACGAGGGATCACAAAACTAAAACCCATGTTCGTGAAACCATCGCTTACAAAACCGCTCGGTACAATAATCTTTTTAGCGTGATCTTGCTTCAAATAGTATTCAAACCCTTCAACTAGCCTTAACTTTTTCCCGTCGTTGCTAAACTCAGCCACGATCGGATCGCTAAACTTCCTCATGTTAAGTATTCTTTAATTTCAAATTTTTCTAACGCTTCTAAACTCGTTACAGCTTGTAGGCGTTCTTTTTCTCTGCCATAAAACAAAATCAGATCGCTTTTGAATTTCAAGGCTTCTTGGGATAATTGCAATAATTGCGCTTTGGTGTGTTTCTTGTAAGTTTTGAAACCTATAACGCCGTTAGATACTTCAGCGCACCTAAAAACCGAATCAATGCCCGCTATCACTAGAGCCTGCAAGTTCGCTTGATCTTCTAAAGTCAAATCATACGCATGCAAACTCCCTAAAACCTCGCTTCTAAACTCGTTAATGATTTTTTCTTTACAGATTGCGTTAATTTTCTCTAGCGTCAATTCTTTGAGTCTTTGTAATATCTGTTCTTTAGTCGGCATTTTTTGATCCTCGCTTAGCGTAATGCCAAATGGTTCCACTGGTATTGATTTCATTTTTTACTCCTTGACTTTTTCAAGTTTTTGTTTTATAGTTTCAAAATACATTAGCTTTATCAAATATGTCTAGCACTCAGCTCATAACTGATGGTCAATTGCTATTCTGAGATTTTGCTAATGTTTTTTTATAGATTAAACTATCCTTATAATTTCCTCTTGCCTTATACATTGTTTTTAGCATTAGTTCATTCTTGGCATTGGATACTTGCTCCACCACTACCGCATAGCCGTTGATTTGCTTGAAAGCGATCAAATTATTGTTATCCGTAAAAATAGCATCCGCATTATCAATAAAGCTTCTATAATTAGCTATAATAAGCCCATTTTGAACACGAATGATTATTTTAATAAGGACAATCAATGAAAGATAGTTTTCTTTTCACTTCCGAATCAGTAACCGAAGGGCATCCTGATAAAATGGCTGATCAAATCAGCGATGCGGTTTTAGATTACATTATTGAGCGGGATCAAAAAGCCAAAGTCGCATGCGAGACTTTAGTTTCTAATGGTTTTTGCATGATCACTGGCGAGCTAAAAACTTCTGTTTATGCCCCGATGCAAGAGATTGCAAGAGAAGTGGTTAAAAAAATTGGCTATACAGACGCCCTTTATGGCTTTGATTACAGGAGCGCGGCGGTTTTAAATGGTATTGGCGAGCAAAGCCCTGATATTAATCAAGGCGTGGACAGAGAAGATGGCGAGATTGGGGCAGGGGATCAAGGGCTTATGTTTGGTTATGCGTGCAAAGAGACTGAAACGCTCATGCCTTTACCCATCCATTTAGCGCACCAGCTCGCTTTCGCTTTGGCTCAAAAAAGAAAAGACAACACCTTGCCTTTTTTAAGGCCTGATGGCAAGTCTCAAGTGAGCGTGCGTTATGAAAACAACAAGCCTGTAAGCGTTGATACGATTGTTATTTCTACCCAACACTCCCCAGAAGTTTCACAAAAGCATTTAAAAGAAGCGGTGATTGAAGAGATCGTCTATAAGGTTTTACCCAAAGAATATTTGCATGACAATATCAAGTTTTTTATAAACCCTACAGGAAAATTCGTCATCGGTGGGCCTCAAGGCGATGCAGGCTTGACGGGCAGAAAAATCATCGTGGATACTTATGGAGGGTTTTGCCCGCATGGAGGGGGAGCGTTTAGCGGGAAAGACCCTAGCAAGGTGGATAGGAGCGCGGCTTATGCGGCCCGCTATGTGGCTAAAAATTTGGTAGCGAGCGGGGTTTGCGATAAGGCGACCGTGCAGCTTGCTTACGCGATTGGGGTGATAGAGCCGGTGTCTATTTATGTGAACACGCATAACACGAGCAAGCATTCAAGCGCGGAGTTGGAAAAATGCGTGAAATCGGTTTTCAAACTCACGCCAAAAGGCATTATTGAAAGCTTGGATTTGTTAAGACCCATTTATTCGCTCACTTCAGCTTATGGGCATTTTGGGCGCGAATTAGAAGAATTCACTTGGGAAAAAACCAACAAAGCTGAGGAGATTAAAGCGTTCTTTAAGCGTTAA